CTGCTCGCTTGCGGCACTGCCAAGCGCTGCGCTGCAATGCTGGGTTTTACCAGTCCGCAGTCGCTCTACACGATGGTTCAGCGACAGCGGCAAGGAAAACTCAGACGCTTTGAAGTCTACTTTGAAGACGTGGACGATCAGGCTGAATTTATTGAGGATTGTGCAGATCAATCATTCTGCCCCGTTGTTTTGTCCCCTCATGTCCCGCAAATACGCGGTATGATTCAAGTGAACGGCACTCAGCGAAATGCTTTGAAGGAGGTGAATTTGTGCGGGATGTAATTATTTACACAGACGGATCATGCCACGGTAATCCCGGCCCCGGCGGATATGCCGCCGTTGTGATCGACGGAGATCACAAGCGGGAACTCTCCGGCGGCGATTGGGATACCACAAATAACCGTATGGAACTAACGGCTGTAATCGTTGGTCTGCAATCTCTTGAGGCCCCGTCAAATGTCACGATCATATCGGACAGTCAATACGTTGTGCGAGGCATCAACTGTATGCAGGATGGCACGTTTCGTAAAATGTCTCACCGCGCCAGCCGAAAAAATGCAGATCTCTGGGAAAAGATTCTGCGGTATTCTTTGGTTCATAAGTTTTCTGCAATGTGGGTAAAAGCCCATGCCGGAAATGCGATGAATCATCGGTGTGATGCTCTGGCAAATATGGAAGCCTCTACGCTGGAAAGCGAAGCCCCGCAGCGCGCACAGGTTTTCACAGAACTGCTTCTTGATCGTACTTGTATGGATTCCGAAATCTCCAATAAGCATCGTATTCCGCTGATAACCGTATCAAAATATCGTGCGCAGTTTTTTGAACATCTGCGCAGGCATGAGAAAGGTGATACAGGCAATGGGCGATAAGAATGACCCGCATTATAATTCCAGCGGGTGTCTTGATCCTACAGCGTACATGGCTATCCGCCATGTCGATCAGGAGATGGCAGCAATCGATGGTCGAGTTAGTCTCGTCATCAAAACAGTCAAAAACATCATTCATCTCGCGGGTTTTGAGTTGATAGGGCGAATCGAACTGCGAGATCAAAAAACAGGGAGGTATTTCAGATGAGCACAAAAGCTGATAAATTTCATGTAGTCAATAGCGCGCTCGGCGCTGCTGCCCTTTTGGAGCAGCTGGCCGAAGAAAGCACGGAACTTGCACACGCGGCTTTGAAGCAGGCGCGGATCGAGCGTGACGAGAATCCGACGCCAGTATCCGCCAGCGAAGCGTTCTCAAATCTCTTCGAGGAGGTCGCGGACGTGCGCCTCTGCATCCGGGCATTGGAATCCATGATTGGGCCGATGGATACAAAAGAGATTGAGGATGAGAAGCTGACAAGGTGGGTGGAACGGATCGAGGCTACACAGGCGAAGAAAAAGCAAGCGGTGCAGCGGAAAAAAGAGCGGCACGATACGTTAATTTTCTTTTGCCCCGTTAGCTAAATATATTTGACTATTCAGGACAGGTGTAGTAAAATATTTTTTGCTATCAAGAATATGCCCGACCGCGATCATGCTTGCGGACGCGGTAGAAGAGGTACGGACTATGAATTTGTTAAATGATCGGCAGATAGTTATTTCCGTCGGCCAGACTCGCAAAGACATGAACTGGAAGCCGCAGGCCCTGACCATCTCCGCACTGTACGAAAGGATGCGGACACCGGCGCGCGGCATGGAAACCATAGCGCAGTACGCAAAACTGGCCAAGCGTCAGCAGGACGATCTGAAGGACGTCGGCGGCTTTGTCGGCGGCGCTCTGAGCGGTGGCAGGCGGAAAGCAAACGCTGTCATCGGCCGCGACATCGTGACGCTGGATTTCGATACAATCCCCGCATACGGCACGGAAAATGTCATTCAGGCATTTGAAGGGCTTGGCTGCAGCTTCTGTGTTTACAGCACACGGAAGCACGTCGAAACCGCCCCGCGGCTGCGCGTTCTGCTTCCATTGAGCCGGACAGTCACGCCGGATGAGTATGAGGCCATAGCACGTCGCGTCGCGTCGATGATCGGCATTCAGATGGCCGACCCGACGACGTTCGAGCCGTCGCGCCTGATGTATTACCCGTCGTGCAGTTTGGACAGCAGCTATGTCTACCATTACGCAGACAAGCCGCTGGCGGACGCGGATGGCCTGCTGGCGACTTATACGAACTGGCGCGATTGGAATGAGTGGCCGCAGGTTCCCGGCGCTGCCGTCAAGTATCAGAAGCTTGCCGTGCAGCAGGTTGACCCGGAAACAAAAAGCGGTATCGTAGGCGCATTCTGCCGTACCTACGACATCTATCGGGCAATCGCAGAACTGCTGCCGGGAATTTACGCCCCGGTTGATAACAGCCCCGACCGTTTTACATACCTCGGCGGCTCGACCACTGGCGGCGCGATTGTGTACGGTGATGGAAAGTTTTTGTTCTCTCACCATGCGACTGACCCGTGCAGCGAGCAGCTGGTGAATGCGTTCGACCTGGTAAGGCTACACAAGTTCGGACAGATGGACGACGATAGCGTTCCGGGTACACCGTCGAACAGACTTCCGTCCTACAATGCGATGTGCGATTTCGCCAGTGCAAATTCTGCGGTGAACGCGCTCATGGCAAAAGAGCGCGCGGAGCAGGCGGTCAAGGATTTCGAGGGCGTCGCAGCCCCCGGCGCGGGTGCAGCAGCTGAGGATGACACAGAATGGCAGCAGCGCTTGCAGTACACACAGAACGGCTCTGTGAAGGGAACTATCGACAACTGCGTTATCATTCTCGACAACGATCCGCTTCTGAAAGGCAAATTCGCGCTGAATGAATTTGCTGGCCGGGGTGAGGTTTTAGGCGTTCTGCCGTGGCCGACGCAGCCAGATCGGCACTATTGGACAGACACGGACAATAACGGCCTCTACTGGTTTATGGAGAAATATTACGGCATCACAAAGCGTGGGAACATTGATGCGGCGTTGTTGCTGCATTCGCAAAAACACGCATTCAATGAAGTCCGCGATTATCTCGACAGTCTGGAATGGGACGGGACTCCGCGGCTCGGAAATCTGCTGATTGACTATCTCGGCGCGGAGGATTCCGACTATACGAAAGCCGTCACACGGAAATCTTTTGTCGCCGCCGTCGCCCGTGCAATGGAGCCGGGAACGAAGTTCGATAATATGCTCATCCTCTGCGGCCCGCAGGGCATCGGCAAATCGACCTTGCTGGATCGTATGAGCAAGGGCTGGTTTAACGATTCGATCCGCACCTTTGAGGGTAAGGACGCATCCGAACTTCTCCCCGGTGTCTGGATCGTGGAAGTCGCAGAACTCGACGCATTCCGGCGTACCGACGTATCCCGCATCAAGCAGTTCCTCTCACTCCGCTCTGACCGATACCGCGCGGCATATGGCCGTCACGTCTCGGAGTTGCCCCGCCGATGCGTGTTCTTCGGCACCTGCAATCAAATGGAGTTCCTGCAAGATGACACCGGCAACCGCCGCTTCTGGCCCGTTGATGTGGGCGTTCAGCCCCGTGAAAAGATGGTATGGAAGGATCTCACGCCGGATGTCGTCGATCAGATCTGGGCAGAGGCTAAAGCCCTTCTTCCGTGGGAGCCGTTGTTCCTGTCCGGCAATATTGAAGCAGCTGCCGTTGTCAAGCAGGAAGAGCATCGAAGCATTGATCCCCGCGAAGGGATGATCCGCGAGTTTGTCGAATCGAAGATTCCGGAGGACTGGGCAAACTGGACGATTGACCGTCGGCGGGATTTTTGGAGCCAATCAGCACATGGAAATATCAAGCTGGTTGAGCGAAAAAGGATCTGTGCAATCGAGATTTGGGTGGAACTGTTCAATAAAGCGCGCGTTGATTTCAGTGCGGGATGTAAGGATTCACGCGAGATCAATTCAATCCTGTCAGGTCTGGACGGCTGGGAACGTCAAAACGGCATGGCTGTGCCGCAATACGGCAAGCAGCGAGGCTTCCGAAAAGCCGATGCAGCGGACAGATGAAAATGGCAAATTCTAGGGTAACGGATATGTCTACAATTACGCAATAAATTGTAGACAGAATTGTAGAACTGTTACCGCGCAAGCAGTTGAGCGGTAACAATTCTGTCAATCGGTAACAATCGATTGTAGACACGTTTTTCCCAGTGATATCAATGGTTCCAGGCTCTTAGTAACAATTCTACAATATATACTATATAGACCTAAATATTAGATGGATAGAGGAATTAGAGGGTAAATATAGGACTCTAATTCCTCTAAACGCCTAAAAAACGGGTCTATACGCGCGCGCGTGTAGAATTGACACCGCTTGCTTTCAGCGGCGCATTCGCATATCGGCATGGCACGGCGGGAGGAACAAGCGGAAGCCAGACAGCGAGGCTGGGAAACGGCGATAAGCGATAATATGTGACGGTGAATGTGCCGCCGCCCCCGTCCCGTGGTGGACGCTTACGCGCACACGAATGATATGGAGGTTTGTCTGTGCTTGAGAAGGAAATTGAACGGCGGTTGATAAAGCCGATCCGCGCCCTCGGTGGTCTGTGCCTGAAGTTCGAGTCACCGGGCTATACGGGCGTCCCGGATCGTCTGATACTGCTTCCCGGCGCTGCTGTGGTTTTCGTGGAGACGAAGCAGCCGGGAAAGAAAGAGCGTGCGCGTCAGCGCTATGTGCATGAAGTTCTGCGCGCTCTTGGTTTTTTGGTCTATAGCACGGTGGATACGCCGGAGAAGGTGCAGCGCGTCTGCGCCGACTGTGAGAGGATGGTGCATCATGGAATATAAGCCGTATCGGTATCAGCAATACTGTCAGGACGCAATTATCCGTTTGCCGTCCATCGGTCTATTTATCGACATGGGCCTCGGTAAGACGGTCGTGACGCTGACCGCGCTCGATCAGCTGAAGCGGATGTACTGGGCTGTCAATCGCGTTCTGGTCATTGCACCGAAGAAGGTTGCGGAGGACACATGGCAGACGGAGGCCCGGAAGTGGGATCACCTGAAGCATCTGCGCGTGGCAAGCGTGATGGGGACAGCTACACAGCGGATCAACGCGGCGATGAGTGCAGCAGATGTCTACGTCATCAATCGTGAGAACGTGCAATGGCTGGTTGAATATTTCGGCTGGGACTGGCCGTTTGATACGGTCGTTTTGGACGAAAGCAGCAGCTTCAAAAACAGTCAGTCAAAACGATTCAAGGCCCTGAAGGTCGTGAGGCCGAAAATCAATCGCCTGATTGAATTGACGGGTACACCGAATCCGCACGGCCTCATGGATCTGTGGTCGCAGATCTATCTTCTGGACGGCGGAAAGCGACTGGGGCGGACGATCTCTGTCTACCGCGATATGTACTTTGTCCCGGATAAGCGCAACCGTACCACGATCTTCTCTTATGCGCCGAAGGAAGGTGCAGAGGAGAGCATTTTCCAGTCGATCTCCGATATTTGCATCAGCATGAAAGCCGCCGACTACCTCGAACTGCCGGATATGGTCTACGAGGAGATTCCCGTCGTGCTGGATAATGCGGCCCGCAGGGCGTATTCGCAGCTTGAACGCGAAGCGATCTTGCAAATACCGGATGAAGAGACAATCACAGCGAACAACGCTGCTGCGCTGTCTGGTAAGCTTCTGCAACTCTGCAATGGCGCTGTGTATGACGAGGATCACAACGTCATCCCCGTCCATGACTGCAAGCTGGAGGCGTTCATGGAGACGGTGGAGCAGCTTGGTGGTCAACACGCTCTTGTCTGCTATTTCTTCAAGCATGATCTTGATCGGCTTCTGACAGCCCTGCAAAAGACTTCTTTGCGCGTCCGCGTTTATCATGGCCCGCAGGATAAAGACGACTGGAACGCCGGTCTGATTGACCTCCTGCTGATTCATCCGACGTCCTGCGGCTATGGCCTGAATTTGCAGATGGGCGGACATCACATCATCTGGTTTTCACTGACTTGGAATCTGGAAGAGTTTCAGCAGGCAAACAAGCGCTTACACAGGCAGGGCCAGAAGCTGCCCGTCATCGTGCATATGCTGGTCGTTCAGAATGCCCGCGATGAGGATGTTATCAGATCCCTGAATGACAAGGACCATACGCAGGAAAGACTTCTGGAATCGCTCAAAGTACGAATTGCCGCAGTGAAGGGGGGAGTTCAAAAATGACAGTAGCCGAATTATCGCAGCTTTATTACCTCGACCGCGAGATCAAAGCAAATCAGCGCCGCCTTGCAGAGTTGGAACGCAAAAAGGGCGATCCGTCATCCTCGCATCTGACCGGTATGCCCCGCGCTGCATCCAGCGACGGGCGCAAGGTGGAGCGCATTGTCGCCGCCATTGCCGATACGCAGGCGATTATTGCCGACCGCACAGAGCGCTGCATCATCGAACGCGCGCGCCTACAGAGGTACATCGACACGATCCCGGACGCATTGACCCGCGAGATCTTTGCGCGTCGTTTCTGCGAGTTGGAAAGTTGGGAGAATGTAGCCAGAATTGTCGGCGGTGGAAACACCCCCGGCGGCGTCAAAAAACGGGCGTACCGCTACCTCAAAGCCACAAACGAGAATCCTGTCCCCGTTTGTCCCTCGCCCATGTGATATTATGGCACTGTGGATTCATAGCCTAGGGGGAATGTAAGGGCCTTGACCTCCTCCCTTACGCTCAGGCGTCCCCCTTATGGCGTCGCCGATGACGTCCACTTCTTCTTACGATCCGCTGACCGGCTTGCAGACACCGGCCAGCGGATTTCAATATCCCTTGGAGGTGGCGCTTTGTATCGGCAGCAGCGCAATTACGAAAACCTGAATAAATCGATTTTTGATGGCATTGGTGAGTACGGCATTCCCGCTCTGGCCCCGACGATCCGTGATGTTGACAACTGGATCAGTTTCAACTTTGCGCGGACATGTGATGAACCGGAAATCCACGGGATTCACTTTTTCATCGACGATTACCAGTTCCAGCGCTTATGGGCGCAGCCTGACAGCTATCTTGGACAACTCCGCAGATTTCAGGCCGTCTGTACGCCGGACTTTTCCACATACACGGATTTCCCGAAAGCGATTCAAATCTACAACCACTACCGCAAGCATTGGCTTGGCGCGTATTGGCAGCAGAACGGGATCACCGTCATTCCGACGATCAGCTGGAGTGACCACGAAAGCTATGACTGGTGCTTCGACGGAGAGCCGGAGGGCGGCTATGTCGCCGTCTCCAGTGTCGGAACGCAGATGAGCAGACAGACCCGCGAGTATTTCATCGACGGCTACCGTGAGATGATGACGCGCCTGCAGCCCGCTGCGGTTATCGTTTACGGCACAGTACCGGACGAATGCACCGGAAACATCATCCCTGTCAAAGCTTTTCAGAGCAAATGGCGCAAACAGGATGAGAAAATTTGACTTCACATCGACGAGGTGATAAACTATATGGGCGGCAGAGGCAGCAAAAGCGGTATTACATCCGGCGCAGGTGGTAGCGGAGGAGGAGCATTCCAGATCCAGCAGACGCCGCCGAATAGGGCAGCTACACCACAACAAGCGCAGCAGCTGAACAACAGTGTTTTCAGTGATACGGATACCGCTGATTTCCATGACCTCTTTGGAGGCAGACAGTATTTCCAGAAGCAGAACCTCGATATCGATGCGCAGGTCGCCATTGTTGACTACCTCGACCCGAATACGGAGCGCGGCAGTCTGTACAACATGAGTCAGAACATGAATCACGCGATCTCTACCGGCCAGAAGCTGACAGCGCAGCAGCGCTATGTGTACGACAGCATGGTTGATGCGTCGCATAACCTCGGCTATAACCTGAACCTTACGCGATACGATCACGGCGACATGATCGACGACCTGCTCCGCCAGAAAGGCATTACCGGCGGGCATGATGGCATGTCGATCTCCGCGCTTAAAAAAGCGCTTGTCGGACACGCATACGCAGATGCTCGCATTCTTTCCACGTCGGTAAACAACTTCCGCGATGCAAGTCCAGCGAGCCGTGATACGTTTACCACGCGCGAGGTCAAGATTACATATCACGCAAAAGCAAGCGCGCAAGCGCTTATGCCCGGTGACGGCCCCGGCGGGCGGCTGGGCGAGATGTGCCTTGCCCCTACGGGCACAAGAGGCCACAACACCTATCGCATCGTAGATGTCAAATACTCTGGCAATAAGGCCCGGAAGAAGGGCTATTCTACGGCGAGTCTGAACACCCGGCAGATCGAATTGATCGTCGAAGTTGATTGATAGGAGGTCACAACATGGCAAAGAAACCGACGAAGAAAGAAAGCATTGAGCAGGATTATGACCGCTGGAACACCGTTCCCGGTACGATGTATGCAATTAAACCCGGTGAAAAATTGACGACTCCGCGCGCGAAGGATTTCGGTACGCCGAACAGCCCCCTGAAAAGAGCAGCGCAGAAACCGGCGGCAAGGAAGAAATAACGGAGGTAGACTATGGGCGGACGAGGCGGAAAATCGAACCTCACAAGACCTTCTGCCGTTCCTGTGCCTCCTATGCTTCAGCCGCAGCAGCCTCCGATCAGTCAGCAGCCGCCGGATGACTCGAACACTCCTGTTCAGCTGGATGCGCTTGACGCACTGACCGGTATGGCCGATGCGCAGCTTGCGCAGTTCTTCGCCGACTCGCAGCAGACTGACCTTCCGAACCATCTCGGCGACGTGAACGACATCACGCAGAAATTCGTTTTTGCGGCGGGTCTGAACCGGAAGTTCTGGATGCGGCTGAATTCAAGCAGTTCATGGCCGATAATAATATTCCGCAGAGTGAGATCCTTTCCCGCAGCATCAACGGCGGTACGTTGCGAACGTCCACCGGCAGCACAAGGAATCTGACCGCGCAGCAGGTGGCTGACATGGCAATGTACAGCCGCCTGAATTATATCGGCGGCAAGCATGGCGGACAGGCATACGGCGCGGGCACATACTTTGACATGAACGGCGGCGGCAACACCGGTTATGCAAGCGGGATGACGCTGAATGCTGTCCTGAATCCCAAAACAGCGCGCATCATCACCGACCATGCGCTGCGGGCAAAGGCAGCGGCATTTGACAAATCGCATCCCGCGTTTGCGAAAGCAACCGGCGGCTATAGAACGTCGTTCCGGAATAACAACATGAGCGTTTATGCGCTTGTGCTGGGCTACAACGTCATCAAGGACGCATCCGGTAGTTATCACAACATCATCGACCGCAGCGCCCTTGTTTACAGGAAATAGGAGGTATTGTCATGGCTGAAAAGAAGTACAAAGAAGAAAAGCTGGAAAAGGGCGAAGCGCAGGGCCTTTTTGACCTGTGGAATGCTGGCATGACCCCGCCGAAGAAGAAACCGGCGTCCAAGTCCGCTGGCAAGCCCAAGAGCGCCGCAGCCAAGAAACCCGGCAAGAAATAAATCCGATATACGTTCAAGCCTCTCCGCGGCACTGGGCCTGCGGAGGGGCTTTTATTCTGCGTGAAAGGAGGCGAAGTCGATGCCTGCAAAATTTACAAAAACTTACCCAGTAAAGCAGCCGAAGTATAAATGCAAAGAGGAAATCGAAGGAAAGATCGAGCAGTATTTCAAGGACTGCGAAGGTCATATTCTGGAGGACAAGGACGGCAATCCGATCCGCGATAAGTACGGGTATCCCGTCATCGTTGACCGTCATCCCCCGACGATTACCGGCCTCGGCCTTGCGCTGGGATTCGCCTCACGGCAGAGCCTTTTGAACTATCAGGGGAAGAAAGAATTCTGTGAGGTCATCACCCGCGCAAAATCCCGCATCGAGGCGTATGTGGAAGAGCGGCTGTTCGATAAGGACGGCGCAAACGGCGCAAAATTCAGTTTGCAGAACAACTTCCGCGGATGGAACGAGGCTACAAAGGAAGCAGCCGAAGCCGCTGCATCTGCCGTGAAGATCATCAGCGATATCCCCAAAACGGCGGAAAAACCTGAGCAGGAAGAGGAATCGGTGAGCACGGATGCCGACACAAAATGATGGTGAAAACAGCGTCCGCCTCTCCAGTATCATCGCTCCTGCGTTCTATGGCGTCCACTGGGACATCGTAGAGGGCGAGCACACCTACTATGACCTATACGGCGGGCGCGGCAGTACGAAGTCCTCATTTATCGGTACGGAAATCCCGCTCGGCATTATGGAAGATCCGAACGCAAATGCGGTCGTATTCCGTAAAGTCGGCAGTTCCATTTCTACCAGCGTTTATGAACAGATCCTGTGGGCGCTGGAAATGCTCGGCGTTCGTCACTTGTGGAAATGCACGACATCTCCGCACAAAATGACGTACATTCCGACTGGACAGGTTATCATCTTCCGTGGCCTTGATAACGCCAAGAAGATGAAATCTATCAAGGTCGCAAAGGGATATTTCAAATATCTCTGGTTTGAGGAACTTGATGAGTTTGCGGGCGAAGAGGAGATCCGTTCTGTCCAGCAGTCTGTCATGCGCGGCGGGCGAAAATTCGTTGTGTTCAAATCCTTCAACCCGCCGATCAGCCAGAGCAACTGGGCAAACCAGTATGTGATGAAGCCCCGCCGCGACAGCTTGCGGCATAAGTCATGCTACACAGACGTTCCGCGGGATTGGCTCGGCGAGCAGTTCTTTGACGACGCCGAGGCCCTGAAGGAAGTCAATCCGCGGGCGTATGAACATGAATACCTCGGCAACGCCGTCGGCACTGGCGGTGAGGTCTTTGAGAATCTGGAGATCCGCGCGATCACGAATGAGGAAATCGCGCGATTCGATCAGATTTACATGGGCGTTGACTGGGGCTGGTATCCGGATCCGTATCATTGGTCGAAAATGCACTATGACAGCGCCCGCAGGACGCTTTACATCTTCGACGAATACCGGGCCAATAAGCAGAGCAATGAAGTCACATGGAACGCTCTGAAGATGCTGAAAGGCGTCACAGAATCGGATCTGATTACCGCAGACAGCGCAGAGCGTCGGAGATTATCGCAGCTATGGCGCGCTTTGCCGCGGCGCGGTCAAAGGCCCGGACAGTGTGCGGTATGGCATCAAGTGGCTTCAGTCCCTCAAAGCGATTGTGATTGATCCCGCTCGCTGCCCTGCAACGGCAGACGAGTTTACAAAATACGAATATGAGCGCACTCCCGATGGCGAAGTCATCAGCGGCTACCCGGACGAGAACAATCATAGTATCGACTCGGTACGATACGCGATGGAGCGTGTCTGGAAGCGTAAAGGACAATAATATGACAGTCAGCATTCTCGGTGTGAATTACACCATCATCAAGAAAAAATACGACGAAGAAGAGGCATTCGCTCGACGGTCGATTGACGGCTTCTGCGATCCGTATTTGAAGCAGATCGTCTACTGCGACATGAGCACATACAAGGGATGGGAACATGAACTTCCCGGAACTGTCGTCGCGTGTGAGAAGCATATCATCCGGCATGAGATTGTTCATGCGTTTCTTGATGAAAGCGGACTAGCCGACAATTCCTTCACTCTTGACGGCGCATGGGCGAAGAACGAAGAGATGGTTGACTGGTTTGCCACTCAGGGGCCGAAGATCTTCGAGGCGTGGCGGCTTGCGGATGCACTGTGATATTGGAAAATACCAGGGTAACAGATCTGTCTACAATTCAAAATTGAATTGTTAGAATTGTTACCGGAAAAACGCTTCTCAGGTAACAATTCTAACAATCGTCTACAATCGATTGTAGCACCGATTTGCTCAGTGTTTTCAATGCTTTCAGCCCTCTAGTATCAATTCTACAATATATACTATATAGACCTATAAAATAGAGGATTACAGAGAAAACAGGGATATATACCTATCCCTATGGCCTCTAAAAAACAGGTCTATACGCGCGTGCGCGCGAAACCGTAGAATTGTAGATTTGACTGCACTTGCTCTTTTCTGCAAGGTATGGTAAAATAATACCATCTTTGATACAGGAGGAGTTCAAATGAAAAGAGCAATTTCTATTTTTCTTGCCGCGCTGCTTCTGTTCTCGCTGATCGGCTGCGGTGCGAAGAGCGTAACACCGGATTACACAGACGCTGCTTCTTTTGAGGCGGATCTTAACACCGGTGCGGATTTGACCGGGAAAGTCGTACAGTTCACAGTCAATGAACTGGTTCCCGATTCTGCGTTTGGCTACAATATGCAGGCTGGTGAGCATCTGAATTTCTGCTCCAGCACGAATCCGAAGGTTTCAGCCGGTGATACCGTAACCGTCGAAGTTACAGAAGTAACCAGTATGCTCGGCTCGTACATCATCAGCTACAAAATGCGGTGAACGAATGAACAGCAGAAAGAACGCCCTCTCCGGGCGTTCTTCTCTTTTACATATTCAGCTAAATATTTTTAACTATTCATCGCAGAAAGTAAAAGTTTTTTAACATATCAGAAAATTTTCCGAACAATTCGGAAAATATCGCTTGACTTTTTGTCACGCATGATTTATATTTAATGCGTGACAGAAAGTGAGGTGAACTGATGTCACCCCGAACAGGTAGACCTAAAGCAGAAAAGCCTAAAGACATTCGGTATAGCATTCGCCTTGACCAAGAGACAGAGGCCAGATTGCAGTCATACTGCGATCAACATGAGATCACCCGAGGCGAAGCAATACGAAGAGCGATAGACTTGCTGCTGAAAAAGAAATAACACGATCCCGACCAACTTGCAAATGAGCGGAATCGTGTTATGCGCCGACAAGGAAAAACCTTATCTGAAATCTATTTTACTCAGACACAGGTTCCTTGTCAAGTCTTTCAGCTAAAAAGATTAAACTTGAAAGGAATTTGAATGTCATGAAACTGGATAAAATCATCAGCAAAACTGAAAAAATGGAATCCCTGCTTTTTGTCTTACAGGATTCAGCCGAAACCGGCAATATGCCCGCCGAGGTCTATGCAGACGCTTTTGAGATCATTCGTGATATGCTTGGCAATCTTCGGCACGATCTTCGCGGCATGGAGGCAGCGGCATGAACGGATTACAGATTTTCAGCAATCCCGATTTTGGTAGCATCCGAACAACCATGATTGACTGTGAGCCGTGGTTTATTGCTATCGACGTTACGACCGCACTCGGCTACTCCAATTCGCGTGACGCAATCAAGAAGCACGTTGATGATGACGACAAGAATACCGTCGCAAAACGCGACGGTATTCCGGGGAACCCCAATCTGACCATCATCAATGAAAGCGGCCTCTATTCGCTGATTTTCTCTTCCAAGCTGCCGGACGCGAAAAAGTTCAAACGCTGGGTGACGAGTGAAGTTCTCCCGTCCATCCGCAAAACCGGCAGATACGCAGTGCCTGACGCCGCTGGCGGCACGGAGACGGCGCAAGGCTTCATCAGTGACCGGCAAGCCGCCGGTCAGGTTTCACAGCTTATACGGACGCTCTCAGCGGTCATGCAGCGACAGGGGCAATCCGGACGGGCAATCGCAGAGATGGCACAGGCCGTCTGTGGGCAGTTCGGAATCGTGCTGCCGGATACGTTCGTATCCGCCACTTCCCCTCCCGCTCTCCCGGCTCCGACGCAGCAGAGCGCCGACCTTGAAACTGTGCGGGATTTCTACAGCGGCTATGATAAACGCGGCGTCATTCCGGCGTGTGAGGTCTACGCCGACTACCGCCGATGGATACGCGAGAACCGCAGCGGCGAGCATCCCGCCGAACGGCATTACTTCGGGCGGCTCTGGTGTCGGGTGTCTGGCCTGCAAACGCGCCCCATGAGTTGCCGCGGCATGAAGGGCCGGTATTACCGAATCCCCTAAAACTCCATATTCTTCCCCGGTATCTGCTTATTGCTGTGAGCGGATACCGGGGATTTTTTATACCTCTCGAACAGCGGAGGCGAAAACATGATTTTTTCAAGGCTTATCAATTTTATCAAAGGGGTGATCCGAAAATTGATCCCGTACAAGAACATTGAAGCGGTCGAGCACGTCGAAACGCCCCTTTCGACGGAGATGATGAACGCGATTGACCTCTGGTACGATATGTACCGAGACAAGGCCCCGTGGTTGGCAGAATGCGGCATGAAGTCGCTGAATCTTCCGGCGTTTATCTGCTCCGAAGTTGCGCGTCAGGTGACGCTGGAACTGAAATGGAACATCACGGGCAAAAGTCCGAACGGCGATACGCGCACGGCAGATGGCGACGACGTGATGAATCCGCGCGCGCAGTATCTCAAGGATGAATTTGAGAAGTGCATCACTGTTCTCCGGCAGAAACTCGAGCAGGGCTGCGCAGCTGGCGGTATGACAATTAAGCCATATCCGAAAGACGGTCACATTTACTTTGACTGGACGATGGACTGGAGCCTCTACCCTATCGCGTTCGATGACGATGGCGGTCTGGCAGATGTCATTTTCCGCGACAGCTACACAGAGGGTAAGAACGTCTATACCCGGCTGGAGCGGCATACGGTCGAGGGCAAAAACGTCCGTATCACGCAGCGCGTATTCAAGTCCAGTATGAAAGGCAGCATCGGCGTTGAAGTTTCTCTGTCTGACGTGCCCATCTGGTCGCAGCTTGCGCCGGAGGCCGTCGTCGAGGCGGCAGACGGGCAGATGTTCGGCTGGTTCAAAGTCGCCGCTGCGAACAGCGTAGACATTGACAGCCCTATGGGATCTGCTGTGTTCTCCAAAGCCGTGAATGTCATCCATGACGCGGATGAACAGTATTCACGCCTCATGTGGGAATTTGAAGGCTCTGAGTTGGCCGTTGACGTCGATCCGACGGCGCTGCGGCCCCGTGCTGACGGCAAGGGCATGGAAATGCCGAAGCTGAACGACCGGCTTTTCCGTGGTGTCGATCTCGGTGACGACGATAATTATCACGTTTTCTCTCCGGCCATCCGCGACGCTTCGCTTCTCAGCGGCCTCAGCTCGATTCTCTCCCGCGTGGAAGATCTCTGCGGCCTGTCCCGTGGTTCTCTGACCAACGCACCCTCTGAGGCCCGCACGGCGACGGAGCTGCGTTTGCTGAAGCAGAGGTCATACGCAACCATCGCGGACAATCAAGCGGCTCTGGAACGCTGTCTGCGCTCCGTGATCCGCTCCATGGATAAATACGCAACGCTCTACCACCTCGCTCCGGAGGGTGAATATGATGTTTCGTTCAACTGGGACGACTCGATCATCACCGACACGGAACAGCAGATGAATGAGCGCCTGCTTCTCCTGAATGCAGGATGCAGCAGCCGTGCAGAACTGCGGCAGTGGTATTTCGGCGAGACTCCGGCGCAGGCCAAGGCTGCAATCAAGGCGGTCACAGAAGAGAAAAAGGAGAGCATGACGGATCTCAGCACACTTCTCCCGAACGTAACGCCTGACGAGTAAGGAGGCGTTGACGTGCCCAACGAACTCAATAAACGCCCGACCGAATCAGAACTGGAGTCTGCGGTCAAGCGGATGCTGGATCGGCTCGATGAAATCAATACGCTGTTCATCACCAAAATTGCAGCGCAGGTCAAAAAGATCGGGACGTTGAATGCGTCCAGCGTGAATCGTCTGGTAATCATGGCTGATATGGGCGCGGATGTATCTGAAATTACAACCCGGTTGGCAGACGCAGTAGGGCTGAATGTCAGAGATCTCACGCAGGTCTACGATCGAGTTCTCAAGGATACATACGCAGATCCGCGCTTTGCCGTGTATCTCCAGCAAAATCCAGTTTCCGTAGCGACACAGCGCCGTTTGACGCAGTATGTGCAGAGCGTTTCTGTTCAGACCGCGCAGTCCCTGATAAATCTGTCAAATACAACAGCCATTTCGGAGCCGTACCGTAAAGCCATTGATACCGCCGTTTTGGCCGTTTCCTCTGGCCTCAGTGATTATAAAAGCGCAACGCGCGATGTGATCGAGCAGCTTGGATATAACGGAATGCAGGTCTATTACGCCAGCGGCTATCACCGCCGCCTCGATACCGCCATCCGGCAGAACATTATCGACGGCGCGAATCAGATCGCGCAGAACGCTTCCATCATGATGGGTGAAGATCTCGGATTCGATGCGATTGAACTTTCCGCTCATGCCCGCTCCGCCCCCGACCATGAGCCGGTGCAGGGCCGCGTCTTTTTGAAGTCCGAATTCCAGAAAATGCAGGCAGGTGAGGCTTTCGTGGATGTGGATGGGCATAGCTACACAAGTTTCAAGCGGCCAATCGGCGAATGGAACTGTATGCACATTGCAATGGGCTTTTCCACGCAGCATTCTGTCAGGCGCTATACCGATGGGCAGCTGCGAGCATGGCGTGATGCAAATCAGTCTGGATGTGAGATCAATGGCAAGCACTATACCACATACAAGGCCGTACAGCTTATGCGGAAGATCGAAACGGAAGTCCGGCGGCAGAAGGATGTCGCCGTCGCCGCCCGTGCCGCTGACGATACGGAACTCCAGAAATCCTGTCAAGAAAAGATCAATTCGCTTTCAGCCTATTACACGCAGATTGCGCAGGCCGCGAAGATCACTCCCCGGCGCGACCGCATGACGGTTCAGGGCTTCCGGGCCTACAAAATAAATTGAGTAGAAAGTCCGAACACGGGCTTTCTGCTTTTCTTTTCGGTATCACAGGCGCTTGCGCCTTGGATATATCAATTACTCGGCGTTGCAGAGAAATAAATGCGACGGCATCCCGCCCGCTGAGTGGCAGCGGCTCTATAAGTCAAATCCCGGATGCGATGGAGGAACACATGGAATTTCTGAAAGCACTTTTTGAGAATGGCGAATCCCTCACCTATGAGCAGCTTGCAGCGAAGGTAAGCGCGGCCAAGCTTAATGTCGTCAACATCGCCGACGGCGCATACGTCAGCCGGTCGAAGTTCGATGACAAAGTGAACAGTCTGACACAGCAGGTCACAGATCTCAACGGTCAGATCAGCCAGCGCGACAAGGATATGTCCGAATTGCAGGAGAAGCTTACGGCAGCGCAGGCCGACGCAGGCAGGCTGTCTGAAGCGCAGTCTGCGCTTACCAATCTTCAGTCGAAGTACAGTGCGGATCAGCAGGCTTGGCAGCAGAAGCAGCAGAAGCAGGCTTACGAATTTATGATTCGTGAACGCGCAAACGGCATCAAGTTTTCTTCTCCCGCTGCAAAGCGCGATTTCATCCGTGAGGCGACTGGCAAGGAGTTCAAAATCGACGGTGAATCTCTGCTGGGCTATGACGATTTCACAGCCAAGTACAAGGCCGAGAATCCCGGTGCGATTGTTGAGCCGGAGGCAGATCCGAATCCTGCTCCTGCCCCCTCTCCCGCACCCACAATCGTCATGCCGAAAACCAACCCGCCCGCACCTTCTGAAAAGAGCGTTTTCGGTTTCCACTTCAACGGCGTTCGCCCGAAGCCGAGTGAAGAATAAAGCCCTCGGGCAAATCTGTTTTTAAGAAAGGACAGTTTATATGGCAGCTATCAACTACGCCGCGCAGTATGCGCGGGAACTGGCGCAGGCTTACCCCTACGCTCTGAACTTCGGTGCGCTGTATGCGACTCCGAACAATGGCCGTTACCGCATGGGCGAGGACGGCAAGACCGTTTACATTCCCAACCTCTCCACCACTGGCCGCGTTGCAGCGGATCGTGACACCATTGCGACCGCTACCCGTAACTACGACAACGCATGGGAGCCGAAGGTGCTGAGCAATCAGCGCAAGTGGTCTACTCTTGTCCATCCGAAGGACATCGACCAGACCAATGAAGTTGCGTCCATTGCGAACATCACCCAGGTTTTCAACGAGGAGCAGAAGTTCCCGGAGATGGACGCATACTGCATTTCGCAGCTGTACTCCCTCTGGACTGCGCAGAATCATACCGCTGATGCAACCGCGCTGACCGCAGCGAACGTGCTGACCGTGTTTGACAAGCTTATGCTGAACATGGACAACGCCCGTGTTCCTGCGAATGGCCGTATCCTGTACTGCACGAATGAGGTCAAGACTCTGCTGAAGCAGGCCAGCGATCTCAACCGTGACTTCTCCGTGCAGGCTGGCGGCGGTGACATCAGCCGCGTCGTTTCCCGTATCGATGAGGTCGAGGTCATCGGCGTTCCCGCAACGCTCATGAAAACTGCGTACACCTTCACGACCGGCTGGGCCGTCAAAAGCGACGCAAAGCAGATCAATATGCTGCTGGTGCATCCGTCTGCGGTCATCACGCCTGTCAGCTATCAGTTCTCTCAGCTGGATCCCCCGTCCGCTGTAACTGAGGGCAAGTACATCTACTACGAAGAGTCTTTCGAGGATGTGTTCATTCTGAACAAGAAGTCCGACGCTTCAGTTCAACATTACAAACCCTTGAGCGCGAGCCTCTCGGGGCTGACGATTGGCTCGCTTAACCTGACTCCGGCGTTCAATGAGGACGTTACGGAGTACACAGCCACAACCAGCAATGCAACCAACACTGTAACTGCCACGGCCAAGGATTCTGCGGCGACTATCGTCATCAAGAACGGTGACACCGTAATTGAAAACGGCACGGCGGCATCGTGGGCAACCGGCGCGAACACGCTGACCATCGAGGTCACGAACGGTGACGCGAAGAAAACCTACACAGTGACGGTTACGAAGTCTTGATGAGAGCGAGGTAAAGCGCATGGCGCACGATGTTTATTTGACTTTTGGAGAATATACCGAGTTCGGCGGCACTTTACCTCAGACCTCATTTGTCCTGCTGGAGTTCAAATGCCGTAAACGGATCGACTATCTGACAGACAGCCGCGTTCAGGGCATGGCCGTTGTGCCCGAAGCGGTCAAACTCTGCATGATGTCTCTGATTGCGATGGAAAACGCCGCCGGTGCTGAGGCACAGGCAACGAATCCCGTTGTCACGTCCTTCAACACCGACGGCTATTCTGAAACCTACGGCAAAATGATGAGCGCCGCAGATGCCGCGCAGAGCATGAACGCCGCTATCCGCTCCTGTCTCTACGGAGAAAAGGACGACAATGGCGTTCCGCTCCTTTTCCGGGGGGTGTGTCCGTATTGAGACTCTGCAATGAAATCATCACGATCATCAATTCCCGGTTCGACTCTGAGCAGGATTGTGACGCCTATTCTGCTACCGTCGTTTCCGGGGCGTCGTGGTTCTGTGAAATTGCTTCCAACGTGGACGGCTCCGGACTGAAAGCCGCTGACAAGTACACAATCCGCATTCCGCAGAAAGCGGATTGCGGAAAAGCTTATGTTGATCCGCTGGCGTATGAGTCAGCAGATCCGTCAGTTGCGTTCACGCTTAAAAACGGTGATATCATCGTCCGTGGCGCTGTTACAGGCGAAGATCTCAGGCCGTCCGCGCTTCAGAAGCGGTACAGTGAGGTCGTCACAATTCTTGGCGTCACCGACAATCGCCGCGCGCCTCATGCCCCTCACTGGAAGGTGGTAGGCGCATGAGTCACGGCGTTTTCCGAGTTAAAGTTGTCTTTAGCGGCGGGGATGACCTGCTGCGGAGATTCCACCTTGAAGAAGGTGGGCTTGTGCAGCAGGCCATTGATAAATCGGTCATCGATTGGAATCTCCAATACTGCCCGTGGGAGACGGGTTCACTGGCAAAGAGCGCATACGCCGCGACGGTTCTCGGCAACGGTAAAGTCGTTTATCCGGGGCCGTATGCACGGTATTTGTACTATGGCGAAGTCTATGGGCCGAATATCCCCGTATTCGACGACAATACTGGAGAGCCGACAAGATTTTTCTCTCTTCCGGGGCAGAAAAAGCATCCCACCGGGCGGAAGCTGCAATACAGCACAGATGTAAACCCGCTCGCTGGATCCTTCTGGTTTGAGCGGATGAAAGCGGATCATAAAGATGATATTTTGAGGGAGGCGAAAGCAGTTGCCGGAATTAAATAGCACCGAACAGCTTCGCAAGTGGTTTCGTACTTGCCCCATCCTGAATGCGAAAAGCCGCTTTCATGTGGACTATCTGGCAAAGGAGCCGACGGAGTATGCAATCTACTCTGTACCCTCCACGCTTTCTTATCATGAAAATATCTTAGGTGAGGATGTGCCGGATAGCATTCAGACGCTGAATTTCATTTTTGCGTCAAAGCAGCCATATGGTGCTGACGCGCGGCAGAATCTTGCAAATCTCGCTTTCTATCAGGGCATTGTCGCATGGGTCATCGAGCAGAATGCCGCGCGAAATTTCCCGGAAATCAGCGAGGGAAAGGTCAAATCTATCGTTCCGACTTTGACCGCTTACCCGGCAGAGATCGGAAGCGATTCTGCGAAGTATCAAATCCAGCTCAGACTGACATATCGGATCTGAGACGGAGAGAAGCTACACATTTATTTTTACAAGATAGGAGTTGAAATTATGGGTAAAATTGAACGCAAGTACCTTGCGCATTTTATTGATGCTGGCTTTGGCATCAAGGGCGCAAGCGAAAGCACTTACACCCCGTCCTATGTACGCCTCGGCAAAGATCTGGAGGAGTACAATGAAGAGCTGAATCCGGACGTCGAGATCAAAAAGAATATTCTCGGCGAGCAGAGCGTTCAGCACAACGGTTATGAGGTGCAGTCTGAAGTCGATCCGTACTATGCGTACACCGGCGATAAGCTGTTCGAGCAGCTTTCCAAAATCGCCAATGAGCGCAAAACCGGCAGTGACTGCATCACGACGAAGGTTGATGTGCTGCTGAAGGAAGATGGCAGCATCGAATGGGCATACCGCGAGGATGTTTGGGTTATCCCGAACAGCGTCGGCGGTGACACCTCCGGCGTTCAGGTTCCGTTTACTGTCTACAGCGCAGGCAACCGCGTCAAGGGCACGTTTGACCTTTCGGCCAAAACCTTCACCCCGGCCTCTGACGGCTGATCGATCATAAATGGCGGCTCAGGCATCTGCACTGAGCCGCCTATCACTATTTATCTTTAAGGAGGACAAATAAATGGCAGACAGAATCGAGCAGCAGGTTTTCAATGAGATCGTCGTTGACGATGGCAGTGTAAGAGTGCCTATTCGTAACAAACAGGGCGACGAGATCGGTGTTTTCATGTTCCGCCCTACGGATATCGGCATCGTGGATCGTTTCAACAGCATGACTGCGGAATTCGATAAGATCGTCGAGCCGCTGGAGAATGTCAATATCCGGGCCGATGGAACGGTCGATGAAAAGAACGAAGCAGAATTCTCTGCGCTCCGCGAGGCAGAACAGAAGCTGTATGCAGCCTGCGATAAGCTGTTCGGCGGCAATATGTCTGACGCATTCTTCGGGAAGATGCACCCGTTCTCTCCCATCAATGGCCGGTTCTACTGTGAGAATGCGCTTGAGGCCGTAGGCCGCTATATTTCCCGCCAGTTTGACCGCGAAGTAAAGAAGGTCAACGTCCGTGTTGAGCGGTACACCCACGGCTACAGAACTGGCAAGCATAAGGGCGGCAAGGCGTGATCGGCAGCCTTCCGCGTTCTCTGGATGTGAATGGAAAAACATATACAATCCGTTCAGACTATCGGGATATTTTGAAAATCCTCCTCGCATTTGGTGATCCCGAATTGGAGGACAACGAAAAAGTATATGTCTGCCTTTTCATTCTCTATGAGGACTTTAATACGCTCCGAAAGGACGACTACGAGGCGGCATTCAAAGCCGCCCTCGCTTTTATAGATCATAGTTCCGGCGCTGAGGACGACGCAAAGCCGTCGCCCCGCGTTATGGACTGGGAGCAAGATGAGGGCATCATGTTCCCGGCTATCAACAAAGTTGCCGGATTTGAAACACGCTCTGTGAAATATCTCCATTGGTGGACGTTCCTCGGATACTACATGGAGATCTCGGAGGGCGTTTTTTCTAACGTCCTGAGTCTCCGGCTCAAACGCGCCAAAGGCAAGCCGCTGGAGAAATGGGAACGCGAATTCTGGAATTCCAATAAGAGCATTTGCACGTTGAAAGTAAAACTCTCTGAGGAAGAACAGACCGCGAAGGATAAATTAAACGCTCTACTCGGCTGAAAAAGGAAGGTGATTATATGCCCGGACAGTCTGATGGCTCTATCATCATTGATACTGAGTTGGATTCTGACGGCTTTAAGGCCGGAAGTGCAGACCTGCTCAACGCGATCAAATCGCTCTCTGAGGAAATCAAGAATTTAGGGCAGACGCTGAAGGGCATTTTTGCCGATCCGATGGCTCCGAAGGTCGATACGAAAGACGCCGAGGATAAGATTTCGGCCCTTGAGGCAGAAATCCAAGAACTGAAGAATGCGCTGAACGGCGCTGGCAGCGCGGAAGCTACACCGCAGGTTGACTTCGGCGGCGCTGTAAATAAGTCATCGGCGCTCCAGAGATCGGTTGACGCGGTGAGCAGCAGCGTTGACCGTTTAGAGCCTACCTTCCAAAAAGCGATGACCGGAAGCGAAAGCGCTATCGCGTCTTTCGATGGTAAGGTCACGGTATTGGAAGATAAAATCGCAGAGTTGCGGAACCAGCTTGAAACGATTGGTCAGACGAAGTATCCGACTGATGAATTCAAGGAAATCAGCGACGGCGCTGAAAAGGCTGGGCAGAAGCTGCAAACGCTCCTTGATAAACAGGATAAAATGCAGGCCCTCGGCGTCAAAGAGAATTCCAAGGCGTGGCAGGGCCTCCAGTACGACATTCAGGCCGCAGAAGCTGAATTGAATCGATATGAAAAGCGCAAGGCGGCGATTGAAGCTGCGGGAAACGCTTATCAGCTTGGCTCGGATATGCCACAGTTTGCAAGCATGGAATCCGCACTCGATGCCGCTGCCAGCCGTCTTGCGGAAATGCACTCTGGCGTAGACAGCGTACGCAATGGCACGAAAGAATCCGAAAGCTGGATGCGGCGCTTGGCTTCTGCCGCAGGTGCGGTTGTAAAAAACATCAGCAAAGCCGCTACCAAGAAACTGGTGTCCGGCATCAAATCCGCTGCATCACACATGGCAAAAATGCTGTCGCATAGTAAATCTATGCGCGGACAGTTCTCCGGCTTGATCTCTGGCGCAAAGAAATTCGCGCTCAGTCTGCTCGGCGCGCGCGGGATCTGGGCATTGCTGCGCAAAGCGGTCAGCGCGTACATGGAGCAGAATCAGCAGCTGTCAGCTACGCTTTCCTCCTGCTGGTCGAGCATCGGCAATCTGCTTGGCCCGATTATCACAAAGGTCATCAACCTTGTGGCGCAGGCCGTCGCCTACGTTACAGCGTTTTTGAAGCTTTTCGGAATCGTCGGAAAGAGTACCACAAAAGCAATCGGTTCGGCGGGCAGCGCTGCAAAAAAGGAAACGAAAGAATTACAGCGTCAACTCGCAGCGTTTGACGAGTTGAATATTCTAACCGATAACAAATCTGACGGTGACAGCGGCAGCGGTGGCGGAGGTACTAATGCCGAAGGGAATCTGCCGTCAGTCGAACTGCCGGATTGGGCGAAGCTTATCGCAGAACAACTCAAAGCCGGTGACTGGGCCGCTGCTGCGACAACGCTTGCTGAACAACTCAATGCGATGGTGGCGTCTGTTGACTGGGCGGGTGTCGGTCAGAAAATCGGATACTATCTGAACGGCGCGCTGACATTCCTTGCGACGTTCATCAAGAAATTCGATTGGAAAGCACTCGGCTCCGACCTTGGAATCATGATGAACAACATCATCACGAGCGTTGATTGGAGCAATCTCGGTGTCATCCTTGTCGCAAAATGGTCAATTCCGCTTCAGCTTCTTACAGGCTTTTTTAAGACATTTGACGGCAGCGCATTCAGCGATGGTCTGTGCGATTTCATTATGGGCGCAGTTACTGCCGTTCCTTGGGTCGAACTGGCAAAGGAACTGGCGACATCTCTGAATCGAATTGTAAATGAAATCAACTGGGACGCACTTGGAACCGCATTAGCCGCCGGTATTGATACTGGGCTGAGCGCCATTAGTACGGCCATCACGACATTTGACTGGTTCAAATTAGGAACATCCCTAGCCGAATCGATTAACAAAATCATTGAGAATGTCGATTGGAGCAATCTTGGCATCGTGCTGGGTGCAAAGTTCATCATTCTGGTTGAAAGTCTCGGTGGGCTGTTCTCCAAAATCGACTGGCGCGGGCTTGGCAAAGCCCTCTCGGATTCTTTCATGGGTCTGTGGAACGCGATTGACTGGGCGCAGGCTGGTACTGCCCTATCGGATGGTGTGAAGGGTGTTCTTGACTTTATCAATTCCGCGCTTGAAGAGACAGACTGGCAAAAAATCGGGAGCGATATTGCTGCGTTCATTGCCGCGATTGATTGGTCTGGCCTTGCAGCCTCTCTCGCTGAAGGAATCGGTGCAGCACTTGGTGGTCTGGCAGCACTTTTGTATGGACTTCTGAAAAATGCTTGGGAGGATACGAAGGAATACTTCTCCCAGTACATTGAAGAAGCTGGCGGCAACATCATTGAGGGCCTTTGGAAAGGAATTGATGACGCTTGCCGCAATGTCGGAAACTGGATCGTAGAGCATATTTTCCAGCCGTTCATCGACGGTTTCAAAAAAGCCTTTGGCATTCATTCACCATCAACCGTCATGGCAGAACAGGGCGGATATATTGTCGAGGGCTTGCTCCAAGGCATCACAGATACATGGAACAGTATCGTCGAGTTCTTCAGTACGGCTCTCGGGTCGATCACAGCTACACTGAGCGATTGGGCAGGCAAGGCGAAAACGACAATCAGTGATTGGGCGTCCGGCGTAAAATCGACGTTCACAAAATGGGCGTCCGATACGAAAGGCAAGGTTACAACGTGGGCCGCAAACACGAAAACCAGCCTTTCAACGTGGGCTGCGAATGCCAAGAATACCATCACGACATGGGCATCCACGACAAAATCTAAAATTACGACTTGGGCGTCTACGACGAAAAGCAGCATTACCACTTGGAGCGCTAACGTCCACTCCACGCTCAGCGGCAAAATGAATACTATCAAGACCACCCTCAGCAGTGGTTTTGAGCAGGCAAAAAACAGCATCACAACAAAGATGAAGTCCGCAATGGATACGATCAAAGGTCAAGACTGGCACAGTGTCGGCACGAACATCTGCGACGGCATCAAAAATGGCATCAACGCCGGATGGACTTGGCTTAAAACCACTGTCAGCAATCTCGCCAGCGGCCTTGTCAACACCGCAAAGAAAGTTCTGGATATCAACTCCCCCTCCCGCGTATTCCGTGATGAGGTTGGTGTTTACATCGGTGAAGGTATCGGCGAGGGTATCACAGATTCTGAATCCTCTGTATTGAAATCCGTATCCGGCGTGGCTGATGCTATTGCCAACGAATTCAATGCCGGAGAATACAAGATCGGCGGTATCGTCCCCACTGCCGAGGTAAACGGTGCGCTTACTTCTTTCTCGGACAAGATCGCCGACAGCTTCTCTTCCATGCTGGATCGGCTGCAGGCTATCGCCGAACGGGTAACGTTCACGACACCCGTTGTCGCGTCCAGCGTTGTGCCGTATCAGGCCGCAGCTGTGGCTTCTGCTGGCGGCTCTGGCAGTGTAAGCGACACGATCACAGCCTCGAATGATGAACTTGCTTCTGTCATTATTCAGGCCGTCACGGGCGCTACAGCCGCTGTCGTGAATGCCATTCAGGAATACAGCGGAACTACGGTCAACCTTGACGCGAGCAGCCTGACAGATCGCGTGGTTTCCGAAATCAACCGCAAGACGCGGATGAATGGAAAATCTCCGCTGCTGATCTAGGAGGAACGCTATGAAACCCATTTTTAAAGTAAGCGGTCACGATTACACTGCATGGCTTTCGGATGAGGGCCTGAAGCCGTCCAGAAACGATATCGATGCTGATGGCAGCGGTCGAAATCTTTTGGACGGCCTCATGTATCGTGATCGGATCACATCGAAGAAAAAATGGACGGTTACATTCAATCGCGTCAATGAGATTGTAGCCGCCCAGCTGCTCACAGATATGTATCCTGAATACGTCCATATTACGACACTGGATGCAAAAGAAAACCGCCATATTGAGCGGGAATACTATTGCTCTACAGTCAGCGAGGGCATTCAGCGCTATCGTGATGGGCTGACCGTCTATGACGGCATCACGTTCAACATTACAGAGAGGTGATACTATGCGGCAGAGATCCGAAACATGGGCGCGTCTGGCCGCAAGAGGCCGTTTCACGCAGGAAGTGAAGGCCAAAATCGGGAATGCTGAATACACTGCCATTTCCGCGCCCATTATCGACCGCTCACTGATGCCGAGTGCGATGTCCGTCGGCAACTGCATCTCTGCGTCTATGAAGGTCACGATCCGGACAGACGCAGAGATTCCCGCAGCTGCCGCTGTGCAGATTCATGTCAGACTTACGGATGGTGCAACGTACAGCGAATGGAAAAATTTCGGTGAATTTTTCATCTCGAAGCGTGAAACGGATCGCGGTCTTATTTCGCTGGAGTGCTTCGACGCGATGATGAAAGCTACACAGCGGTACGTTGACCCGACGAGTTCCACGGATGATCGGATCGGCTGGCCGAAATCGCAAAAAGCCTGTGTCGATGAGATCGCAAAACGCATCGGCGTAACCGTTGATTCCCGTACTGTCATCAAAACCGATGAAGCCTATCAGATCGACTATCCAACGAATTACACCATGATGGACGTGCTGGGATTCATCGGTGCTTGCCATGGTGGAAACTGGATTATTACGCCCGATAAAACGCTCCGGTTGATTCCTCTGACATCTCCGCCGCCAGAAACCTTTGATATCGTAGATTATTACTACAACAAGGTCTATACAGACGACGGTCATAAGCTGATTTGGAAACAGTATCAGCCAGTCGAAGCCGTAAATACCGCAGGCGGCGATACGATCAATGTTCCTATCGTGACCGGCAAAATTACGACCGGCAAGGCCATGACAATCTCCCGTGTTACGATTGCGCGGGATGAAAATCTTGGCTATACGAAGGGCGACGATACCGGCGCAGAATTGCGTATTGAGAATAACCCATGCGCGTGTCAGGCTATTTGCGACGATCTCTATACAGCGCTGAACGGCACGATCTATGCGCCATTCAACGCAACCAGCGCTTGTTATGACCCATGCGCAGAATTGGGCGATTGGGTTCTGATTGGGGATCAAATTCGCAGCGTCATTTATAAGCAAACTCTCACGCTCGGTACAAGCTTCCGGGCAGATCTGGAGGCTCCGTATAAAGAGGAGACGGATGACGAATATCCGTATCTGACAGAGATTGAAAAATTGCAGCTTCAGGATGAGCGTTTGAAAAAATACTCAGAGGCTACAAAAACCTATCTCGAAACCAAAATTGAGCAGACTAATGAGCAGATCACGCTAGAGGTTGCCAAGCTGAAAGAGGCAGATGAAATTACCACAGAGGCAATTTCGCAAATCACCCTCGCTGTAGATGGCATTTCCCTGTCTGCCATCAGCAAAGACAACAAATCATATCTGCATCTCAGCAATGGCGAGAACTCCAGTGATGTTGCGCTCACCATGAGCGTATCAAACGGAAAAACCGAATCTACAATCACCCTGAAAGCCGGGGACGTTTCTATCGCCAGTGAAAAGATCAGTTTCACTGGATTTGTTACATTCGAGGGGCTTTCCGGTGGTACGACAACGATTGATGGGGCCTGTATCAAGACCGGTACGATTGATGCCGCCCGCATCAATCTCAATACGAGCGATTTTGCCACCAAAAGCTATGTGACGTCGCAAATCTCTGCATTGGAAGACGGCCTATCACTGTCTGTCTCAAACGGTAGCGATAGTTCGACCATTTCGTTAAAATCAGATGGCGTGACGCTCAGCTCGAAAACAATTACGCTTAGCGGTATGGTCACGTTCAGTGATCTGAGTACATCCGGATATACTACAATCAATGGCAGCAATATCACCACAGGCAAATTGAACGCAGATTATCTGGAGCTGTCAAATAATTACGGTGGATTTGCATGCGCTTATGGAGACTCCGGTGAATTTTCTACCATCGGCGCAATGATGTACGGTTCCAATTCCAATTATTACGTCATCGCTACAGGCAGCGGTGTTCGTATGCAGGCGCTCAACACGTCATTTTATTGCTCAACAGGTCATATTGTTGCGTCAAGGTCAATCGAGACGTCATCCGACCGGCGAGAGAAAAACAGCATTGCTTACGATATGGATCGGTACGAGCAATTTTTCCTGGCATTGTCCCCCTGCTATTACAAGTTCAACACTGACACAAGTGAGCAGTTCTACAGCGGCTTTATCGCACAGGATGTTGAATCCGCCCTCGCGGATAACGGCCTCACAAATGCAGATTTCGCAGGTCTTACAACGCGCGAGGTCGAAGCAGATCTGGACGGCAAGAAAGTCATGCAGACAAAATACGCGCTTCGGTATAGTGAGTTTATTGCGCTCAACACTTACATGATCCAGAAACTGTATGCGCGCGTTGCCGCATTGGAGGAAACCGTGAAAAATTTAGGAGGTAGCACATGACCCTGAAGGTATCTCAAATCTATAACGCCGCGCTCGCAGTCGAACAGATCCGCATCCGGCACGAACTTCCGTATCGCACGGTACGCGCATTCCAACAGCTTCGGCGAGCGCTCAAATCCGAGGCCGATAACGTTCGCAGCGAACAGGTCAAATTGATCGAAATGCACCACGGAAAGATCAAGGACGACGGCAAGATCGGCTTTGCAAATCACGACGATCTTGCCGCATTTGAAACAGCGTGGAATGCGCTGCTTGATGACGACGCGGATCTGGACATCGCACCGGTTGATCTGTCAGAGTATGCAGATTATGTCAACTTCAATGGTACAGACGTTGATATCGACGCCCTCTGTAATTTCATTACGCTTGAAAGGGGTGCATCCTAATTGGCCGATAAACGAATCAGCGATTTTCCTACGCTTGAAGACGCGCAGGACGACGATCTTCTCTTGGTATCCTCCAAGGAAGAATCGTACAGTATGAAGGTCAAGACGCTCAAAGAGGCAACGAAAAAAGTTGCAGCTGACGCCGTGACTGCTGCCAATAATGCACAGGCGCAGGCTTCCGCAGCGAAAGCCGCCGCAAACAACGCAGAAAGCGATGCAGCCAGTGCAAAGCAGCAGGCCGAGGATCTTGAAAAGACGGTCAATACCCTGAATGATACGCTCGGGGAGAAAATCGATGGCGCGTATGTTGAGAACGGCTATCTGTATCTCACCTCGAATGATGAGGTCGTAGCTGGCCCGCTGGGGCCGTTCTCGGGTTCAGGTGGCGGCGGGGGCGGCAGCACTTCTGGATATCTCATTTCGCTGACAAACCTCCTTGATAGCCGCGTACTGACCGCTGCGGGCAGCGGCGCAGTCAACATCAAATTCAAGTATCTGTCCGTTGATGAAAATGACAATGACGACGGCCCCGGTGTCGGTACTCTTACGGTCAACGGCGCGAGAAAAGCTACACTGACGATTCCGCAGGGTGAGAATACACTTGATATTTCGCAGTACCTTGTTTCCGGCTCTAATACGGTAAAAGTTAAGGTTGAGAACTCCGAGGGCCTTTCCCGGACGATCTCCTATACTGTTACCGTCGTAGCTTTGACAATGGCAACCAGCTTCGATGATATGGCAACATATACCGGCGCAGTCGTTTTCAATTACACTGTCACCGGCACCGGTACAAAAACGGTACATTTCCTGATGGATGGCGTAGAGTTTGGCAGCGAGGAAGTTACAAGTTCTGGACGAAGCCGCAGCTATACTGTCCCCGCGCAGGCCGTCGGCGCTCATATCCTCACCGCATATGCAGAAGTGACATCCAACGGTGTCACGGTTCAGAGCAACACGCTGACTATTGGCATGATGTGGGTATCTGAAAGTATGAGCGCGCCTGCAATTATGTCAACCTTCAACAAGACGACTGCCACGCAGGGAGAGATCCTTTCTATCCCGTATATGGCGTATGACCCAAGCAGCGAAACCGCTTCTGTCACGCTGTCTGTGCTGAAACCCGACGGATCTGTGTACTCTTCTCAGACGCTCACGGTAGACCGCACACGCCAGACGTGGGCCGTGCAGGAGTATCCGGAGGGCAATGTCACCTTCAAGCTTTCCTGCGGCTCAGCGTCCGTCAGCAAGGCCGTGACGGTAACTGCAAGCAGTATCAATATCGAGCCGGTTACTGACGCACTGGCGCTGTATTTCGATCCCGTTGGCAGAAGCAATCTGGAGGACAATCCCGCGAGTTGGTCGAGCGGCAATATTACAGCGTCCTTCTCTGGCGTTGGGTTTTCCGCCGCCGACGGCTGGCTGAATGACACGGATGGCGCAACGCTGCTGCGCCTGCTTCCGGGCGGTCAGATGACGATTCCTTTCAAACCGTTTGAGGCCGACGCCCGAAGCTCCGGCATGACCGTCGAAGTAGAAATGGCGACGCATAATGTCCGTGACTATGATACTGTGGTCATGTCTTGTCTTTCTGGTGGCCGCGGATTCAAAATCGCCTCGCAGTATGCGGAGATCAAGTCCGAGCAGTCTGACCTTTCCATGCAGTTTAAGGAAGATGAGAAGGTGCGCGTCTCCTTTGTAGTCGAGCCGCGTAATCTGCACCGTTTGATTTACGTCTATGTTGATGGAATTATGTGCGGCGCGATTCAGTACCCGGAAAATGATAACTTCGCGCAGAGTCCTGCCGTGGGGCTGACAATCGGCGCAGGATCGTCCGGTATTGACATCTACAAGATCCGTATGTACTCGAAGGGCCTGACGCGGCATGAGATTCTTGACAACTATATCGCTGACCGGCCTCTGATTGCAGACCGTATCGACGCTGCAAAGCGCAACGATATTTTCAATCTTGCAGATGACATCGTGATCTCGAAGCTGCCTGCGACGCTGCCGTACATGCTCATCAAGTGCGTGGAATTGCCGCAGTATAAGGGTGACAAGAAAACCTGCGAAGTTGAGTATGTCAATCCTTCCGATGCTGCCCGCAGCTTTACAGCGAGCGGTGTGCAGATCGATGTTCAGGGTACTTCGTCTGCGGGCTACAAGAAGAAAAACTGGAAACTCAAATTTAACAACGGTATCACATACACCGTAAGCGGCGAGGCCTCCTCGACCTACCAGCTTCGTGGGGATTCGATGGCCGCGAAGGTGTTCTGCATGAAAGCAGACGTCGCATCGTCCGAGGGTGCAAACAATGTCGAGTTGGTGCGGCTCTACAATGACACCGTTCCCGCAAAAACACCTCCGCAGCAGGAAAATGAGAAAGTGCGCGTCGGTATCGACGGCCTGCCTTGCGTAATTTTCTGGCAGAACACAGACACGAATGAAACCCGTTTCTGGGGCAAGTACAACTTCAACTTCGATAAATCTGCTGAGGCCGTATATGGCCTGACCGAGGGCTGCGAGTCGTGGGAAGTCCTGAATAATACCTCCAATCGAGTCCTGTTCAAAGTCTCTGATTTTGGTGACGGATGGCTGGATGACTTTGAGGCCAGATACCCGGACGGCAACGAAGATTTCACGCATCTGAAAGCACTGTGCGACTGGCTGGCATCCACAAACCGGGCGGCGGCAACGGGCGCGGCGCTCCCTGCGAGTGTAAGTTACGGCGGGACGAGCTACACACAAGACACGGCAGCTTATCGACTCGCCAAGTTCAAGGCCGAGTTTGAGCAGCATTTCGTGAAAGTTCCGACGCTGTTCTATTATCTGTACACCGAAGTATTCCTGATGGTGGACTCCCGCGCAAAGAACTTCTTCCCGACGACGTTCGACGGTACGCATTGGCTCCCGTTCCCGTATGACATGGATACCGCTGTCGGCATCAACAACGAAGGTCAGCTTGTCTTTGACTATGACCTCGAAGACACCGACAAGGTAGACGGCAACAACGTATTCAATGGTCAGGAAAGCGTTCTGTGGTGCAATGTCCGTGACGCATTCGGCGACGATATTGCCGCAATGTATAAGACGCTGCGCAGCGGCCAGCTTTTCAATTATGCGCACGTTGTTCAGCGCTACGCTGAACATCAAGCCGCATGGCCGGAATCGGTCTGGAATGAGGACAGCTGGGAAAAATATCTGGAGCCGTTGGAGAACGACAACGATGGATCGTATCTGACCATGCTGCAAGGCAACAAAGCCTCGCAGCGTGAATGGTGGCTTTACAACGGATTCCGCTACCGGGACAGCAAATATCAGACTGGCGATGCGGCAAGCAACTTCATCACTCTCCGCTGCTATGCCGTCGGTGATATCACGGTCACGCCGTATAGCCACATCTGGCCGAGAATCAAATATGGTTCGTACACGGTCACAAAGCGCGGCAAGCGTAACGTCGCCTGCAAGCTGGATAATCCGATGGATGTCATGAATGATACCGAGGTCTACATCTACAGTGCAGACCGGCTGGCGGCAATCGGTGATCTCAGTCCCGTGCAGGTTGGCTATGCGAACTTCTCGATGGCTACGAAGCTTCAGAGCTTGAAATTGGGTGATGGGGCATCCAGCTACCAGAATGAGCATCTGACTGAACTGTACACCGGCAACAATGAACTTCTGACCTCACTCGACGTACAGAACTGCTCTGCGCTGGCAATGACGGTTGATCTATCTGGCTGCGTCGGCATTGAAACGATCAAGGCCAAAGGCTCCGCAGTAACCGGATTCACGCTGCCGGTCGGCGGCAAGCTGAAAACGCTGGAACTTCCGGGCACGGTAACAAACCTCACCATCCGGGATCAGGCTCAATTCGAGACGCTGGCAATGACGGGCTACGCAGCGCTGACGACGCTGCGCGTGGAAAATACGCCGAACATTCCGTTCGAGGCCATCATCAACGGCGCGACGAATCTGAATCGTGTCCGCATGATCGGTGTTTCTTGGACAGCTACAAGCGAAACGACACTCCAGACCTCGATCACAAAACTCAAAACCTGCATCGGCATGGACGCTGCAGGCAATAACACGGCGGCAGCAGTCGTGACCGGCAGAGTCTATGTTCCTTCGATTTCTGCCGCACTGCTCACCGAAATCAATGACGCTTTCCCGAATCTGATTGTCGTTGCAAACAATGTCCCGCAGTACATCGTTCGATACCTCGACTGGGATAACACGGTTTTGTATCGGGCGGTCGTGGCCGAGGGTGCAAACGCTGTCAACGCCGTCACTGCCGGATATATTACGGCTCCGACGAAGGACGGCACAGACGATACGCATTACGCCTTTAAGGACTTCGGTACACTGCCGACGAATATCCACAAGAACGAGACTGTCGTCGCGCAGTACACGACGACCTATCGTGTGCGGTTTATGAACGGCGATGCTGTGTTTGATACGCAGTGGGTAGCCGCAGGCGGCAGCGCTACAACGCCGACGGGTACGCCGACAAAAGCCAGTACCGCGCAGTATTCGTACACATTCAGTTCTTGGAGCGGCAGCTATACCAACATCACCGCGCCGGTCGATATCACCGCGACGTTTACCAGCACGATTCGGAAATACACCGTCCGCTTCTACAACGGTTCAACACTTCTTCAGGCAGTCAACGATGTTCCCTACGGTGGAACAGCAACATTCACCGGTACAACTCCGGTTGACCCGAGCGGTGATGGCGGTGAGTTCGAGGGCTGGGTTCCGTCCAACACAAACATCACCGGCGACACAAACTGCAAAGCGCAGTTCGCGTCTGTTCTGGAAGTCACCGAAATTACGGATAGCTGGGATGAGATCCTTGCATCGGTTGCAAACGGAACGTATAAGCAGAAATACAAAGTTGGCAATTACAAGCCGCTCGATCTGGGTACCGAAGGTGTCGTGAATATGCAGATTGCAGGGATTGAAAAGGATGATCTTGCAGACGGTAGCGGTAAAGCACCTCTCACATGGATCAGTAAGGAGCTTCTGCTTAAAAAGCAATCGATGAATTCCACATCATGCGAAACGGAATCTGACGGATCCTATATAGAAGGTACTGGCGCTATCGGTGGATGGGAAAAAAGCCATCTGCGGGCATACCTTATTGAGACAGTCAAACCGCTCATTCCGGAATTAGTACGAGCCGCAATCAAAACTGTGATTAAAACACAGACTGCATACAATACCTCGGGGTATTCATTTAATCAAACAACGCAAGACGATGTCTGGGTTCCATCGGAGGATGAAGTGAGCAGTTATGGACGTTACGGTTTGCTGTTCCCGGATAGCGCGAGTCGCGTCAAATCAGTAATTGGCGCATCTAGCGCTTCTAGTTGGTGGGTTCGTAACATAAGCAGCACGTCAGAAAAAAACTACTTTTATTCAGTTAGTTCAAGCGGTACGATTTCGAGAACTGCAGCTACGTCTTACTCTTTAGGCACTGCGCTCGGTTTCTGCACCTAACCCCAGCGTATTCACCTTGAAAGCCCGCAGTATTGCACTGCGGGCTTTCATATTTCAGAACGAAAGGAGCAGAGCATGAGTATTTATCAATGGCTTTGCTTATTCAGTGTGCCCGCGATTATCGTTGGCGCATTTAAATTTTTCACAAACCAGATCAAAGGCATTAAACTCGGCGTACAGGCGCTCTTGCGGGCGCAGATGATTGCCGACTATAACAAGTATCTCGAATGGGGTTATGCGCCGATTTATGCGCGGGAGAATTTTGAGAACTGCTGGAAGCAGTACCACTCGCTCGGAGTAAACGGCGTAATGGACGACCTACACATCAAATTTCTGCAGCTGCCTACATCACCGGAGGATGATGAGCATGAAATCCACACATAGGCAGAGCAAAGGGCAGATGGCGCGGAAATTGGTCTACCGCTGCCTGCGGACACTGACCCTCACGCTCTTATGGGCCGCTGTAATCAAAACGGTCGCGCTGATTCTCGACCGTACAATCGATTTGAGCGACATTCTGATCTTCGCTGCCGGAGCTTTCGGCGGCGAACTTCTTTTCTTGCTGCTCAAGCGCGTCTTTGCAAAGCCCAATCAAAATAACGAAGGAGATATGTAACAATGGAAAAGTTTCTGGAATCGGTAGCAAATCTCTTCAAGGTGAAGTCTATCGTCACCATCGTTCTCACTGTGACCTTCGCCATTCTGGCCTTTAAGGATCGGATGGACATGAAGGACTTCTACAGTATCATGGTCATGGTTCTTGGCTTCTACTTCACCGCGCAGAGCGCTAAGCAGGACACAAGCAATAAGTGATTGGAGGAAAGCGAAATGCTGGATATCAAGAAAACAGCCTCGCTGATGGCCAGCGAGGACTACAAAGATCGCTTCGCAGCTGAATTTTTCCAGCTGAAAATCCGCCGGGGCAAACTCCGCGAAATGGTCGAGCGCTACAGAGCCAAAACACTTGACTTCGAGCCGTCCTGCCCGCTGGAACTGCTGGAAAAGCAACTTGCCGCGATGGACGACTACTACAATGCCCTTCTGGAAAGATCCCGCATCGAAGAAATCGTTCTTTGGAACGGGATTGTCAAAGAGACAAAGGAGGCGAACGCATAATGATGACCTCGGCTGAACTGGTCAAACGTCATGTTGACGTTGCCAAAAACTACAAAACAGTTTACATGTGGGGCTGCTTCGGGATGCCAGTTACGGAAAGCATCATCCGGGAAAAGGCTGCACAGTATCCAAGCTGGTACACAGCTGCCAAGCAGGCTGAGTTGCGCAAGCTGATCGGCAAAGACTATTTCGGCTTCGATTGTGTGAATGTCACGAAGGGCATTCTGTGGGGCTGGCGTGGTAATCAGAACGCGGCATATGGCGGCGCAAGATACGCCGTGAACGGCGTCCCTGACGTTTCTGCTGACGGTATGATCGCCAAGTGCAAAGACGTATCTTCCTCCGGTTGGGACAAGCTGCTGCCCGGTGAGGGCCTTTGGATGCCCGGTCATTGGGGGACATATATCGGCAACGGTCTGGCCGTTGAATGCACACCTATCTGGGGCAACGGCGTCCAAATCACCTGTGTTGGGAACATCGGCGTCAAGGGCGGCTACAACAGCCGGAAGTGGTCGAAACACGGTAAACTGCCGTGGGTCGATTACGGGGACGCGACTCCCGCAAAAAATAGCGAGATCATCATCGATGGCAAGAGCTATCCCATTGAGCGGCTTTTGGTCGGCGGACGGAACTACTTCTCGATCCGTGAAATCGTTGATGTTCTGAACACTTCCGGCGTCTGTAAGCTGACCGTCGGAAACAGAGGTAACATCGCGGTACTGAGCAGCAAGTGAGCTACACATCCGCATAATTCACTGACCGGCGTGGAGTCTTTTGACTCTGCGCCGGTTAATTTTTTTATGCACATTTCTGGTAAATTCTAGGGTAACAGATCTGTCTACAATTCAGTTTTGAATTGTTAGAATTGTTACCCGTCGCGGTAACAATTCTGTCAATCGGTAACAATCGATTGTAGACACAATCCGTCCTGTCATACCAATGCTTTCAGCCCGCTAGTATCAATTCTACAATATATACTATATAGACCTAAAATAAAAAGGAAATAGAGAAATTAGAGGTATATATCTATCCCTAATTCCTCTAAAAAACGGGTGCATATACGCGCGCGTAGAAATGTTCCTGCGTTCATATTTCAATAGTCAAAAATTTTTAACTTAGCTATTGACAAGTTAAAAATAATTGGCTATAATAACGTCACAAGTTAAAAATATTTGACTTCTTTAAATGAACAGGAGGAAACACCATGACGAGAATCAAGGAAAAGCGCTATATGAATGCAGAGGATCTGAGACGTCTCTGTGCTTCGCATAGATGGTTCACGCGCGCCAATAATGCGCAGTACGCAAAGTTTTTGCGGATGTCCGGCGACGATCCCAAGAACCTCACAACAAAACGCAAGAACATCACGACAAGAACGCTCTATGCGATGGCCCTCAAGGTTATGGAGTACAGCGACTCGGAAACCTATGATATTCTGGAGGTTACAGGAATCATGTTCTGCCTTGCGAGGATCTGCACCATCCACTTCACCGAAGAGGAGGTCTGATTCATGATTCAGGATTATAAACCTGCGGAGGATGTCACTATCACGGATCGTGAGTTGGTTTTCGATGATGGCCGCGGAAACGGCTGTGCCTTCCCGTGCGACGCTGACGGCCATCTTCTGCCGGACGCTTCCGATGCCGCTGTTGAAAATTACAAGTATTGCATGGCGCATCCGAAGCAGTTCACTCGTTGGAACAAGATCATCAGCACGACGCGCACCTACCGTGAGAATGCTTCCGGGCGCTGTGCCTGCGGTGAGCATATTGAACTTTACAACGTGTACATGGGCGCTTGCGATTGCCCGTACTGTGGACGCTGGTATAACCTTTTCGGGCAGGAAATCAAACCGCCGAAGGACTGGGAGGGCGACGCAGAATGAAAAAGTTAAGCGAAGATGCTGCAAAGCTGCTCATTGAGCGCTTCGCAAAGAAGCAAAACGATGCGCAGAGTATTTGCCCTCGCTGTGGACTGCCGTATATGGAATCCGATATGGCCCGAAATGCACTGAGCCGTCGCGCGAATGTTTACATCTGTGCGGGATGTGGCGCGGAAGAGGCTGCCGAGGATTTCTGTGGCAAGGGATTATCCCTTTCGGGCTGGCGGATTGCCACGCACCCGCAGACGTTTGGAATGCTGCACTCTCACGCAGAGCACATCCGGATTGCGGGGCATATTGGCTGCTGGTTTGTGATCGATGAGGGCGATTTCTCGCTGCGGGCGAACAAAAGCTTCGTAAGACACCTATTTCTTCTGGAGCATGAGTCCTACGGTGATGAAGCAGCTTGTCTGATCGTTACCGATGAAGGGACTATTGTTCTCGATGATGTTTGGAATGGCTTTGACGATTTGCGCGAAGCCGGATGGGAGGACTCGCAAATTGAGTAATTTCGCGTTTGGACTGCTTTTTCTCGGCGGTTTTCTCTTTGCCTTGTTTATCTGCGGTATTGCGGCAGATCATATTCTGCCGCGCTGCCGTCGTTTATCCCGGTTGCTTTGCCGCGCTCTGAAACTCGACAATACTAATTTTGGAGGTTTTTATGATTAAAGAAGTCACTGGAGATTTACTGACCTGCGGTGCGAATATCATCTGCCATCAGGTCAACTACCTCGGCGTCATGGGCGGCGGGGTTGCGTATTACATCCGCAAGAAAATGCTGTCCGATGAGAATTTTGCACGATACAAAGATTTCTGTGTCAAGAATAGCAGCAAAGCCCTCGGGCGTGTACTTTGGCTTTATCCGGGGCATGCGTTCTATCCGACGCAGGCCATTGCGAATCTCTTCAGCCAGCGCACAACGGCAGACGATAATGGAAACCTGACATCCTACAGCGCTCTGAAGCGTTGTCTGAAGAGTGTCGAGGGATATGCGCGAAAGCACAATCTGACAGTTGCTGTTCCCGCAAAAATCGGCTGTGGGATCGCAGGCGGTGACTGGCAATATGTCCAGAGCATTATCCATGACATCTTTGCCGATTCGCCGGTTGAGTTGACCATCGTTTACTGGAGGCCCAGTACCATATGAGCCATGTATATGTCAAGCCGGGTAGATTCAAAAACAGGAACTGCCGGTATGCGCTTATCGGCGGAACCGTGTTCCCTTCGGTCTACGATGCCGAAGAATACTGTGCAAAGAAGGGCCTCGATGTGAATAGCTGCATCGAAGCCGATAATCCGAAAACGCTTGCCGAGTGTAAGCGGATCGCAAGAGCTACACTGCCGGAGTTGACGCTTCTGTTGGAGAAATGCCAGCAGGCATACGATGCGCTCTACGCGAAAGCACTGCGCACAGTGGAAGCCTATAACGCCGCGGAAACCCGCAAAGAACTGGGCTGGGAAATCCATGAGAAGTGGAAAGATGAGGCATTTGGTGCAGTCTCCGGTTTTTCAGACTGCCTGAATCTTATCCGAGAGTACAGCAGATCGTTGATGCAGGTTTTATCAATTCAGGGGTAGGAGGTGACAAAAATGCACAAGTTGAAGCGTTGCCCGTTTTGCGGCGGAGAAGCGAGATTTTTCAGTAAATTGCATTCCGCTCGCGGTGATGTGCGCGGCTGGGAGTTCGGAGTATACTGCACAAAATGTGACATCACATCGCCATTGACGAATTACAAGCTTGAATATGAATTCTTGAGTTCAGGCGAGATTAAGGCACTGGTGGATGACCGCCAGCGGGCCGCAAATGATTGGAACAGGAGGGTCGGCAATGGCGTATAACGTCTATTTTTGCTGCGATACCTGCGGGGTCACGCATAACTGGGTAAATCACGCAGTTTCGTTGTCCACGGCCACAGCTATCGCAAGATCCTATGGTTGGAGCGTTGGGAAGCGCGGGTGGTTTTGTCCGAAGTGTCGTAAGAGAAGGAGGACGAGAGAAAATGATGGATGAATATGTCAGTCGTTCCGCCGTATTGACAAAGGGACTGGATGTGAAATCCATTCCAGATGATCTGATCGGAGCAGGCATTATGGTGTGGCTTGATGGCGCAAAAAATCGGATTCGGAGGTTGCCCGCCGCCGATGTTGCACCTGTGGTTCATGGGCGGTGGGTACATACTGATAAGCACCTTTGGTATAAAAACGAAGACGGTTCTATCGATGAATGGCGGCTTGACGTTGGTTTCAACAACGGCCCCGAGTGCGAAGTCTGTGGTGAGTGTTTCTGTATGCACCGCCACCCGGACTACACAGAACTGAAGTGCAAGGTTGGTCACTATGTTTGCTCGAAGTGCGGCAAAGCATCAAGGGATGGGCATGAGAAATACTGCCCCTGCTGCGGGGCGAAGATGGACGGAGGCTCAGACAATGGAAAGTAAAAAGCTGATTTCCGCTGATGATCTGCGGGAATGGCTGAAGAAAATCCCGCTTCATGACTTGAGCGATGGGCGGGGGCTTTGCCGCGTCATTTTCGCGGATGATTTTGAAAGGGCGATGAAGTCATTTCCCGGCGAGGCCATTGAGGCGAAACAGGTCGTTCATGCCCATTGGGTTGAATTGACCGAGTGCGCAAATGCGGGCATTTACTGCTCTGCGTGTACGAAGCGGGTATTCCGAGAGGACTTCGCATACAAAGTCAAACAGGCAATGTACTGCCCAAACTGCGGAGCGAGAATGGATGGAGGTGATTTGCCACGCGAGACGAGTACATCAGTCGCGCAGCAGCAATCGAGGATTTCGATGCCTGCAATGCGCAAAACCCGGTATGGACGCCGGGAAGAGTGAAAACGCTTCTGCTGCGTCAGCCAACGGCCTATGTTGGGTCGTCGAGGACTGGATACTGGAAAGGCTGGCAAGGAGAAACACTCGTCGGCATGGATGATTGCGGGAGGGATATTTACAGGCATTATCGCTATTATGAATGCTCTGAATGCTTCACCCGCAATGCTATTAAATCAAACTATTGTCCGTGCTGCGGCGTAAAAATGAATACTTGAGGAGGAAATCAGATGTGGAATTGCTGCCTGAATTGTGTGCATCTGGAACACAGACCGAACTACGTCTATCCGTACAGATGCTTGCTTAACAAATCCGAGCGATTTTCAGCAGAAGAACTTGGAGATCGGGTTTTCTTTTCGGATGAATGTCCGAAATACAAGAGTAATTTCAGATTTGTAGAAATGCTTGTTGATGAGGGGGCTTTCGATGTTCGGCAGAGCGAAATTAAAGGCTGAAATTGTGCGGCTGACGTACCGTGTCGCTGATCTCGAAGAACGTCTGTGTCCATGCGAAGATCACGACTGGAAACAGATCAAATCTGAATTTATGATTGGCACAACACCCACAGACATCTCAACGATCTGTACTTGTAAGTGCCGAAGATGCGGCAAGATGAAAAAGAGCTATGAGCCGTAATGCTACACACGACAGAAAACGCCGGAGAGGATTTACCTCTCCGGCGTTTTCACTGTAATGGCGAAAACCGACTCAAACCATATGATGAGTTCGGCTCCGCGCGTTTTGGTGGACCTGAAGAGACTCGAACTCTCGACCTCTCGGATGCGAACCGAACGCTCTCCCAGCTGAGCTACAGGCCCATTTTTATGAACTTTTTTAGGGTGAACCGCGTGGCTCCCGCATGAGATACAACACGATAGCTAAAACCGTACCGCTTGCGCTCCCAGCTGAGCTACAGGCCCATTTATAAAGCTGTGCTGTTTCCCGTTCGGTGCTATGACCCGGAAAACATAGATATTATAGCGGCGTTTGGTACGTTTGTCAAGGCCTTCTTTCAAATCCCCGCGCAGATCAGATCTGCGCGGGGATTTCTGGTT